TATCCATTTCTGCTTTTTCAGTAGCTAATAGGTAACAAGGATAATTTTCAAATTCAAGAAAGACTCCTTTACGTTTAGTATAAAATTTAATATTATCACCATTTTCTTCAATATATTCTTTAACATATTCTTCATCACGGAATGATGATTCTTTTGTGATATCAAATGTAAATTTATCCATAATTGTTCTATAACAACCAAACATTTTACCAAAATGTGGACTAAAATCCAATTCATTTAATTTAGATACTAAGTATGTTATCATTATTTCCATATTATTTGGACTATTTGGATGATATACACTATTATAGTATATATTTTCATAATAAGGATTCATATGTCCTTTATTGTAGTGTAGATGAGATAAATTGTATGGTAAAAGTGGAATTTCTTTAAGAAATATATTTGTATGATAAAAATGTCTATTTGTGGTTTTAATTTTAGCTTTATAAAAATAGCCGACTACATCAACACGGTCAATTTTTTTTACTAATTTTGCTAATCTATCATTGTGATTTAATGACTTTTCATATTTAAGATGTGTAGTAAATTCACGTAATATTGGATTATAATATGTAAATGATTTATTTTTTATTTTATAAAATTTATTGATAGAGTTTTCAATTTCATTAAATTCTTTATCAGGAACCATTCTTGATGTTAAAGATGAGTATATTTCATCTAAATTTATATTCATTAATAAAGCTTGTTATAATATCTAATATTTTTTTGATAATGATAACGCATGTTGCGTTTGTTCTATTATTGATTTATTATAGTTTTATTATAACTAATGTCAGTTGAAATAAAACGGTTTGATATGCGTAGTATAGATGACGATAAAGTTTGTGTTATGATAGGAAAAAGAAATACAGGTAAATCATTTTTAGTAAAAGATTTACTCTATTATCATAAAGATATTCCTATAGGTAATGTGTTGAGTGGAACAGAAGAAGCAAATGGATTTTATGGGAAAATGATGCCACAATTATTTATTCATGGTGGATATACACCTGATATAGTTGATAGATTTATAAAGAGACAGAAACAAGTTATTAAAGAATTGAAAAGGGAAGAAGAAAAAGGTATTCGTCCAGAATATTCAAATATAGACCCACGAGCTTTTTTCATATTAGATGATTGTTTATATGATAATTCGTGGACTTCAGATACAAATATTAGGTCATTATTTATGAATGGTCGTCATTATAAAGTTTTTTTTATTATAACCATGCAGTATCCACTTGGTATTCCGCCTAATTTACGTGCTAATATAGATTACGTATTTATATTAAGAAATAATAATACTAGTGATAGAAAGAGGATTTATGAACATTATGCAGGTGTATTTCCAAGTTTTGAAACATTTTGTCAAGTTATGGATTCATGCACACAAAATTATGAATGTCTTGTTATTAATAATACTGTTAGTAGTACTAAATTAGAAGATTGTGTATTTTGGTATAAAGCCGATCCGCATGATGATTTTAAAATAGGACATCCATCTGTATGGAAATATAATAATGATAATTGTAAGTCTGTAGATGATGACGATGATGAACAATTTGACCCTTATCAAAATAAGAAGAAGAAAGGTACTTATTTGACAGTAAAAAAGACTTATTAAAAATATTTCATAATAAGTTATTATGAAATAGTTAATATCTTATAATGGTGTATTTTTTACTTTATCAAGTAGATTATTCATTTCTGTATTAGTCATATCATTACCAAAATAAGATTTAAATGTATCTAAGACTGTTTGACTTTCTTTTAATACAGGACCCATATCTTTTAATGTAGATATTAATTGTTCTTGAGTTTTCATTAAATCTATGGTATCTTTATTGAGACCAGTTACTTGTTCTTTTGTTAAAGATTTATAATTTTCTAAGAATGAGTTTTTGTGGTCAAATTCAAATTTTTCAGATTCTATACTATCTTCACTTGTAATTTTATCTTCATTTTCTTTTATATCATTCTTATTATCTATTTGTTTTTGTTCTTCAAACTTTTCAAGACTAGAAGTTGACGTAAAAGATACAATAACAGACCCTAATATCATAGACAATGCGACTGAAAATAGTAAATTGCTTGTTATAGCAAATATCATAACTACTGATGCGAGTATGAATACAATGCTTACTGAATTTAAATATTGAAACATAGATACTATTGCGAATATGGAAATAATAGCTAATATAACGGTATTTATATTGTCTTTTATATTACCACCAACTTGTGTTAAGCGTTTATTCATGCTACATTTAGATTTACAGTATAAAGGACGCATCATACCATTTTTATGAAAGCTAAAAATATATAATATGAATGCTATGATAAGAAAAAGGTATTTTTGTAAATCATCAAATGATATCATTAGTATTTGTTATAATATATTTGTAGAAATTTTTAGACATACTTAGTTATTAATGAAAATATAACAGCTACTAGTAATGACAATATTAATACTCTTATTTGCATTTTAATAGCTGTATTAGCTGCAAATACGCTTGGTAATAATTTTAATAAATAGTAATATACAAATGGATTAAATACTAAATAGCATATTACAAAAACTATTAATGGTAATTTAACCATATCCCATATTGATTTTTTTGGTGCATAAGCTACATCAATCTTATTATTTTTTTGTTGAGTCTGTGAATTATTGATAGGTGTTGATTCAATATTCATATCTAAAGTATTTGTAAAATTACTTGGAACATTTATTGATGTTCTTAAGTCTGTAACAGGTGCTTGTGGAGCGGAACCGTATTCACGTAGAATACTATCAACGAGTTGGGCATCATCGCCATCCATATTCATCATTTTTTTATATAATATTTAGTATATAAAAAAACGCGTAAGATTACGTGCGTGTATCTATGGTTTGTATATTATCTGCGTTAGCCGGTGCTTTACAACTAGTATTTTTAGCTGTATATTTATAACATTTGTCATTAAATGAATATATTTTATTATCCATATCTTCAGATTTAGGACCTCTTATAACAATACAATTACGACCATTACATGATTTACGGAAAAAAATAGCAATACCTAATCCCCAAATAATTGAAATGAGAATTTGTATACGTTTATCTTTTAGACATTTTACTAACATGATATTTTAATATATTATTTCATTTTTTATTTTTGAATGTTTCAACTTTACGTTGGATTGGAATAGTATTTATTGATAATGGATTTTTTGGACAAGGCACTTCTTCTGTATGAAACATATAACAATTTTCTGCGTCATCACGGAATATATAACTGTGAGCATCATCAGGAGTTGGATATTTTATAATAACATCAGGACGACCACTGAATAAATAGACATAAAGTATACCTACAGCAAGAGCTATAAAAAAAGGAATTGGTTGAAAAAACTCGGTAATAGTTAATGGCATTACTTAATTTATACATTGATTTTTTATTTTTGATATATTAAAACTATTAATAATAAGATTTTCCCATTTTAGTATAATATTATTAACTCTATTTTCTTCTTTTGGATGTTCATCTAATGGACAAAATGGTTCTAATATATCATGCTTAGATTGTGTTAATAATCCTATTAATATTCCTCTATGTATTTGATTATTAAAATCTGTTTCATATTCAATATAATCTTGTAATTTATCACTAAAACCCATATTATATAAATAATTATTGATTTCGTTTATATCATCCTTTATAATAGGTTCATTAGATTTTGATAATTTATGAATATAATATTCTTCAGAATAATGAGTATTTTTTTTAAAAATCACATCTATAATATTACCTAATGGAATCAATGTATTTTTAATCTTATCACATAATTGTTGTGTATGAATATCACATGTTCCATTATCACATATATAGGTTATAATAATAGTATCAATATTATTATTGAATTTAACGATAATATCGTATGAATATTTTATAGGAATATCTTTAAATGTGATAGGACAACAGAAAGATAATATATTTGCCAGATATATGTTATCATTTATTTTATCTAAATCTAAATTAATTTTAGAAATGATAGTTCCTTGTTGACATTTAGTATGAATTAAGTTAGGGAAACGTTTTTGTATTAGTTGATATTTAATAGTTGTAGTATTATCATCATAATTGATTGATTGAAATAAATATGCTTTACGGCATTCATGTTCAACCAAATATAGATTCAAAAATTCTTCAATCGTAAGAGACATGATTGTATATGATAATAATATTAATATTTTTATGTGTATACGTTTGAACTATTATTAAATATTCAATAGTTTTATTAAATGGACAAAATTGATATTAATAATAGAACAGAATTATGTTTATTTATGGCATATGGCACAATTATACAGTAGTCTATGATGAATTATTTAAAGATAGAAGAAATGATAAGATTAGATTGTTTGAGTTAGGATTAGGTTCATTAGATGAAAATTTACCATCACATATGACATATGGTTTTCAACCGTTGGGCTCAGTTTGTGGATGCAGAAAATATTTCCAGAATGGTATGATATATGGTGCTGATATAGATAAAAATTTAGTGGTTGAGAGTGAACGATTAAAAACTTTTTATTGTGACCAAAGAGATAAACTAGTGATAGAAGAGTTATGGAATAATGAAGAATTGACAGGTGGATTTGATATTATAATTGATGATGGTTCACACGAATTTGAAGATACATGTATATTTTTTGAGAATAGTATTCATAAATTGAATAAAAATGGTTATTATATAATAGAAGATTTTCAAGAAGATATAGCAAATAAACTTGGGGTAAAAATAAAAAATGAATGGAGTCTTAGATACATAGATTTAACATTTACTATATATGATATTGCTAATAAGTATAATCCGATTGATAATAGATTATTAGTAATACATAAGGTTTAATAAATACTTAAACGATATAAATGCATATAAATTAAATGATAAGTTATAGTTACGATTTTATTATAGAACTTGCTAATAAATTTAGTGCGACATTAGATGAAGATGTGGCGAATCGTTTATTAGAAATAAAAAAGGGTAATAAGTTTATACGCCGTAAAAGTCCAATGCGTATGAAGTATAAAATACATGATTCTGTTGCTCAAAATTGGAGAAAAGATAGAGAAGAAAAAGAGATTATGAGTTTAGAAGAAAAGTTTAATTTAGAAATGCATTCTAATTTGAATAAATTGACAAGCAAAAATTATTCAACTATAGTTGATAAAATATTATCATTATGTGACGAATTATTGACTAACGAAAATAGAAATGAATATGAAGAAAAACTTATTCAAATGATCTTTGATAAAGCTAACACCGAAAAGACATTCAGTTATTTATATGCTCAATTATTGAGTAATATAGCAGAAAATAGCCTTAATGATATAGCTAACTTATGTTTATATAATTGTGATTTATATTATAAAAACACTGTAGAGACAAATATAGAAGAGGTAAATACCGATATGAATGATGAAGAACTTAGAAAGATTTTTAGTAGTAAAAATCAGTTATCGTGTGGATATATATTTATGGCTAATTTATATGTATTCAATTTATTATCATATGATAGCATATTGAAATATTATAAAGGTATATTAAAGTATTTTGATGTATGTCCAGTAGAATATTGTGATATATATTTAGATATTATTGAAAATTTATTAAAAACTGCGGGTTATCAATTAGAACAAAAAGCAAAATCAAAAGAAGATTTTTATAATGATTTTATTAGTGAATTATATAAATTACAAGGATTAAAGAGTGATGAAAATCCTAAGATGAGTAATAAGAATAGATTTAAGGTGATGGATATAACAGATTTATATAAAAGAAATTGGAATGTGCGACAAGTAACAGATGACGAAAATGATAATACATTCAAGAAGAATAAAGATAAAAGAAGAAAATAATGAATTAGTTTTATATAAATTTTATAGAATAGAATATTTATGGTAAGGATATTTATTAAAAAATTTCTGCCAATATAGATAAGTTTCATAATCATCTGGTGTTCCCCAACATATATAATGTTTACTTTCAAATACTTTAACAGTAAGTCCATCTTTTATATTTTGATTAACTACATCATCTACATAGAATTCACCGTTTGTTCTAATATTTTGTTCATAATTTTTATTTAATCCATCAATAAAATACCGTGCCTTTCTATAAAAAATTGTACCGATAATAGCATGTGTTTTTAATGGATCATCATATATAAATTTTTTACAAGAAACATGATGTATATTATTTTTTTCATCAACTTTTAACCAAGCATACATATTAGGATTTATTTTACTAGTTTGATTATTTCTAAAACTCCATACAATTACATCATTATTGTTATCTTCTATTAATTTATTATATTCTATACTATTATAATATACACCATTATCACATGCTGTTATTAAAATTGGAGAATCTAAATCTATATTAGTTTCTTTAATACCAATTTCAACTGTACAAGCTTGTCCTTCGGTAGTATTATCAATACCTATTATCTTAGCATTTGGATAATATTTTAATATATTTTCATGTAATGGACAATTATTTAGATGTTCGTTCAAACATATAAAAGTATGGTTTTTTGTATTAGGTAGACATTTTATAGCTTCTATAACCATTGGATTACCATTAACATCTAATAATGGTTTTGATATATTATATCCACGATTTGTAAATCTGCTACCTTTACCAGCCATTGGCATAATAGTAGTAATATTATATTTATCAGGTATTTGTTTAATAGGTGTAAGAGTATCATTAAAGTATGATGACCATCCTTTATAAATTTCAAAATCATAGGGAGTACCCCATTGTAACATATTATCTATTTCAAATATTCTAACTGATAAATTATCTTTAACTAATAGATTATATACCATACTTACATAATATTCATTATTAATGTGTATATCAAATTCAATTAATTGTTTAAAATATTTTTTCATTATATTTCCATTTTTAAAATAATAAGTTCCATTTGATGCGAATTCATTCATTTTATTATTTGTAAATGATTCTTTTTCTTTTATTTGAGCCATCCACATACTTCCTTTTTCTGTTTCTTTCAAAAAAGCATAATTATCACTACCCAACATATGTGGATGGAACCCTTTATAACAGGCTACCGAACCGTCTGCATTATTATTATTACGAGCATCTAATAAAAAATTATGATAATTCCAGTAAGTGCCATAATCACAATAACTAATTATAACTTCTTTATTATCATCAATATTATTAAAAATTTGTGAAACTGCATGAACAGGACCTTTTCTATTATTAACTGGAACAGAATATATATTTGAATGAGGACATAATTTATTCAATATACTAATAATATTAGTATTTTCTATGTGTTCGTTATTGACTATGAATGAAAAATTAGATTCATTTGGAAATAAATTTATAATATGTTCAATAATCGGTTTATCATCTATATCAATTAAATATTTTGGTTTATTATAACCAGCATCTATAAAACGTTTGCCTATACCAGACATAGGAATAATAATTTGTATATCATTATTTAGCCATTTTGGTATATTGTATATTTTTGTACAAATCATATCAACTTGAATATTATTTTCATAAAGCAGCTTTTTATAAACTTCTATTTTTTCAGGTTGAGATTGTAATTCTGGAGATACAATACATATATTAAATCCATTCTTCTTCAATATTCTGAAAGTATCATAATCTAATGGAAGATTATTAAAACAATCAATCCATACCCATTTTACTAAACCTTTCATATTTAATACAGTATCTAGACCTTCATATTCTGATAGACGGATAGCTATATTTTTTTCACCTTCACTACTAAGTTTTTTTATCATAGGAAATGATGAATCTAAAAAAAAGTAATCAGTAATTTTATATTTTTTTAATAGATGAATAATATGATATTCTATTCGTTCACTTTTTATATTAAGTATAATAAATGAATGTTTATATTCTTTTAAAAAATCTTCAAATAGTTCACCTTGTATAAATGGATCATGTGATAAATGAATATTACCATTTTGATCGTCACGTAAATCTAGTTCAATTCCATATTTATATGGTATTTTTTTTAATTCTTCTATAGTATTTATACGATGTGCTATAAAAATCATTATTAATAAATTATTTATATAAAATGTTTATATTGATTTATATTGCGTCATCTTTATTAAAGATAAATTTCCAATTATGTAATCGTGGCATGTCCATCATTTTCCATGCATAATCTAATTTATATTCAGACCAACAACGGTTATGTGGCCATATATGAAAATTAATAATTATATTAGAATTCATTATATTTTTATATTGACAATGATATATAAAATTGACATTTGATCCTTCACCTAAGTGAATTGTTTCAGCATCTTCAATCAATTTTAATAATAATCCAGGACAGTCTGCTTGAAAATCAATAATTACTGATTTAAAATTATTTTTTATGAATTTATATTTATCATGAATATTGTTTATAATATTATTTATTATATTATATTTTTCATCATTATTAATATTATATTTTTTCAATATAGATTTTTTGATAAAATCTTCTTTATCATGGTCTCTTTCATAATGAAAATAATCCATCCGTACTATATTATTTAAACCAACTAATTTATAATAAAATAAATGGTTAATATCTATTGTTGTTGGAGGATAGTGTGAGTTTGGAATACATAAATATTTTTCAGGTATTTCTAAAATATTATTGAGCGGATTTTTATCATTAAAATAATATTTAGTATCAATATTTTTATTATTTTTAAATAAAACGCTCGGTTCTTTCCAATACCCTGATAAAACATTACATATATGAAATGTATCATATGAATTATTATTAATAAGTTCTTCTGGACTTTTGTTATATATTATAAAAATACGATTATTATAATATTTACATTTTTTAAAAAATATATCATAATATAAATATATTTTTTCACAACTACCTATCCAGAAATAGATATTATTATAATAATCTAATAAAAAGTATACCATGCCTATCACAGATAAACAATCACCATATGTATGACATGGTGGTATAATAATTATATTTTTATACATTATTATAATAATATATAAAAATATCAAATACGAATATTTTAATAAATAAATGAATATAATATCTTTTAAAAATAATAATATTTATAAAAACTTATATCCTACCGATATAAATGGTCGTGAAATTAATATATATAAGTTTAATAATTGTACTTTCTCAGGTATTAATTTATATTATCCAAATGTATTATTGAAATCATCTGATAGTACATATAATTTATATTTACCATTATTAGAAAGAACAATGTCATTAAATATGACTACAATATATGAGAATTATGATATGAAATATAATTGGAATAATAAAAATAGTATAAATACTGTAGATAATCCTGTATTTTTTTTTGTATATAATACAGAAAATTATTATCACTTTATCTATGATACATTACCATATTTAATATCATATTTTGAACTAAAAAAAAATATAAAACAATTAAAGTTATTAATTCAATATCCAAATTCACAAAAAAAAGAATTATATAATTTTGTTATAGATTTTTATAAATTATTACAATTAGATAATGATTTAATTTATATTGATAATTCTACAACTTATAATGAAGTATATATATCAACTTCATATACTCATGATATAGATTCTAATTTACCTCCTAGAAATGAAATTTATGATTTTTATAAAATGATGGTTAATAGTGTAAGAAATAAATACGTTAAAAATACACCAAAAAAAATATATATTTCAAGAAGAACGTGGATTCATAATGACTATAGTAATATAGGAACTAACTACACAACAAAGAGGAAATTGAAAAATGAAGATGAGTTAGTTGAGTATCTATGTAAAAAAGGATATACTGAAGTTTTTACAGAAAATATGTCAACAATTGATAAAATACTATTATTTAGTAATGCGTCACATGTAATTGGAGCTATTGGTGGTGGTATAGCTAATGTTTTATTCTCAAACGAAAATACAGAATTAATAGCATTAGTATCACCTACTTTTCTAGATATTAATAAGCGATTTATATATTCACTTAATAAAGTAAGGATGACTATTTTTGATGATACATGCCATTATGAAAGTGATAAATATAAAAAATATATGAGAGTTAAATATAATAATATTATAGGTGAAATAGATGAAATTAATGGTGATAATTTAATAATATCATATACTGATGGTAGTAATACAGGATGGAATAATCAATATAAATATGATAATATTACAATTAATAAAAATGATGTTATATTATTAGATAATGGCTTAAATTCCGAATGGATCGTGAATAATATTGAAAATATCATATAGAAAATATGCTTAAAATTAAATGATACTTAATCATAATAATAGTATAAAATGAATAATCTTATTAATATAAATACAATATGTAACAATAATAGTAAAAATATGCCTTGTCAGTCTATTTATGATAGTTTTAATAATTTTATATTTTCAAATGATATTAAACTATTAGGTAAATTATTATATAGATATGACTTTTTTAAAAAAATAATAAATTTACCTGGTGATATTGTAGAAATAGGTGTATTTAAAGGAACTGGTATCGCTACTTTTTCAAAGTTTGTTGAAATATTTTGTCCAAACTCAAATAAAAAGATAATTGGATTTGATATATTTGATAAAGATGATGGTATTAAAATATTAGAAAAAGATAGTACAATAGATAAAGAAACTATGTCAGTTGTATATTCTAAAGTTAATGATAATGTGTTATCATATGAAAGCGTACAAAGTCGTTTGAATAATATGAGTATTGATAACAAATATATGTTAATTAAAGGTGATATAGAGGACACTATACCAATATTTTTACAAAATAATCCAGGATTTAGAATATCACTATTATATATTGATGTTGATTTAGAAAGACCTACCTATTATTCATTAAAATATTTATGGGATCGTATTCTACCTGGTGGTATAATAGTTTTTGATGAATATGAATATCATAAGTTTAGTGAAAGTAATGGTGTTGATAAGTTTTTAAAAGAATTTAATATTGAATATAATGTAGTCTCGACTAATTGGATGGCTCCTACAAGTTATATTATAAAAAAATAGCGTACTAATTAGTTATATTTAATATAACTAATTATTAAATGAGAATTGTTATATTAATAACTGGATTATTACGTTCATTTAAATTAAATTATAAACAGTTAGAACAGTTTATGAATAATCATGAATATGATATATACATATGTACATCAAAATATATAGATATTGATAAGAAGTTTTTATCTTATAATAATATTGAGTTGAATGAATTTACAAAAATAAAAGGAATAATTTATATAGATGATAATATTAATATATTTGAAAATGAATATAATAATATATCTAAAAATTGGTATAAGTTTAAAATAATAACACAAATAATTGATATTAATAATTATGATATAGTTATTAAAACTCGTCCGGATTTACATATAATTGATACAAAATATAATTTCAATAATTTCATTAATGATGAAAATACTATAAATATTCCATATAATAATGATATTTTCAATAAAGAACTATTTGAAAAATATAATTATATAAATGACCAAATGAGTATATTTAATATAAAATTATTAAATAAATTATCTAAATTATATGATAATATTGAAATTATAGCAAATACCTATAATTTACCATATGTATCTGAAATTATATTTTACAAATTTTTAGAAATAAACAATATTATTATTAATAGAGTTAATATTAATTATAAATTAATATTATCTGAATGTAATATTATAGCTATATGTGGTGATTCTGGTTCTGGAAAAACTACATTAAGTAATATAATAGGTCCCTTATTACCTACATCAGATTTGTTAATTTTAGAAACAGATAGATATCATAAATGGGAAAGAGGAAATCAACACTATAATAATTACACACATTTAAATCCTTATGCTAATAATTTAGAAAAAATGAATAATGATATATATAACCTTAAGATTGGAAATAATATATACGAAGTAGATTATGATCATACTAATGGTAAATTTACTCAAACACAACAAATAGATAATAAAACGAATATCATAATATGTGGATTACATACATTATATGATAATAATATCCATTCATTATTAGATTTACGTATATTTGTTGATACTGATAGAAATTTAATAAGAGAATGGAAAATAGAAAGAGATATCAATAAACGTGGATATAATAAAGACAAAGTATTAGAATTGATAAATAAAAGAGAAGAAGATTATATCAAATATATAGATATACAAAAAGAAAATGCTAATATTATTATAAATTATTTTAAAGATAATAATAATAATTTAAATCTTATAATAAGTATTGATAAGAGTTTATTTAATAAAATTCCTTATTTTATTACCAATTATAATATAAATGATAAATTTATAAATATAAATATTGATAAAGAATATATAACCCCAGCACATATTAAAATACAATATAATAATATTTATGATGGATATTTTGGATTTATTCAGACATTAATATATTTTTTAATATATGAAAATAAATGAACTTAAATAAGTTAGTATTTAAATAATAAAATGATATTTGAATACTACTTTTTTGATATAGATGATACGTTGTATGACTATACTACTTTACATAATAATATAATTATTATATTATGTAATAAATATAATATAAATTATGATTATTGTAAAAATATAATTAATAATACAAGTAATTTAAATTTTAAACATAATAAATTATTTTATTTAAATTATGAGTTAACACCACAATTATTAAATAATATATATAATGAATATAATGAATATATATTAAATAATATTAAATTATATGATGGTGTATTAGATTTAATAAAATATATAAAAAATTTAGGTAAAAAAATAGGTATAATAACTAATAATTTATTAGAATTACAATTAAAAAAACTAGAAAAATTAGGTATATTGAATTATATAGACTGTATTATTACGAGTGAAGAAGCACAATATGAAAAACCACATAAAAATATATATCAATTAGCACTAGGAAAAACTAATATGAAAAGCGAACAAGTATGTATGATAGGAGACTGTTTAGAACATGATATTTATGGTTCTATTAATTGTGGAATATTTGCTTATTATTTTAATAATAATAAAAATTATAATGGATATACTATACATAATAATTTTATAGAGTTCTCAAATCATATGATATTAGTCGTCTTATTTAAAAATATTTATGCTTATTCTAATGATTTTATAAAATTATCAATAAAATATGGACAACATTTAGGTTTGACACAATATAATGGTGGTAATATATCAATTAAATTAGATGATATTATTTTAGTAAAATCCTCGGGATATGAATTGGGTAATATGAATAAAGATGGTATATCATATATTAATAACAATATACTTATTAATATTAGTGATGATAAACAATCGGTACCCATAATATATGGTAAAAAACCATCTATTGAATGTTATTTTCATTCAATATTAAAAAAGTATGTTGTTCATATACATCCAGCATTTATTAATGCTATACTATGTGATATGAACGCAAAAGAAATTATAAGTAATATGTATTTTGAGTATAATATACTTATATTAGATTATATAAAACCAGGTATTGAAATTAAAAAAGAAATTGTTAATAAATATAATAATCACGATATAATTTTTTTACTAAATCATGGTATTATTATTAATTCAAATAATATTAACGAATTAGATAATATTATATATCATATACTTAGTAAATTTAACTTACATAATATTATTAATAGTATTAAAATAAATAATATATATAACTATCCTGTTTCAGTCTATGAAACTTATAATAGTATAATAATAAATAGAATATCTTATACATTTTTTAATGTATGTCCTGATTATACATTATATTTAAATAAGCCTTATTTATTTGATAAAATAGATGATTATATTAGTAATTTTAATAATATAAAGATACCATGTATTTGTAAGGTTGATAATATTATTTATATAATAGGATATAATATAAAACAATGTAAATATTTAGAAGACTTATATTGTGCATATTTAATAACAACATATAATATAAATAATTATAAAACCCTAGATACGAGTGAAATAGATGATATTATTAAAAGAGATGATGAGAATTATAGAAAAAATTTATAGTTTATGTATATCATTGTATTATTTTATAGATGATCTTGTATACATATGTTCATATAATAAATATTATTAATAACTTTACCACTACAATTGATGAAAATGTTGCCAATCGTTTATCAGAGATAAAAAACAAATAAATTTATACAATGTAGAAGTCATATTTGTATTAAATATAAAATATATAATTCACACGAAAATAATTGTAAAAAAGATAAGATGATAAAATAAATAATGAATATTATTTAAATAAAGATATTTTACTAATGTTATATTTATAATAATGAAATATTTCTTAACATATGGAGATGATAAATATAAGCTATCTAAAGAACGAATAATGGAAGAAGCCCATAATATAGGTATATTTGATAAAATAATAGTAAAATCACATCAAGATTTACCAGATAACTTACCTAATATGACTAAAAAAGTATTAACATTACCAAGAGGTGGTGGTTATTGGATATGGAAACCAATTATAATAAAAAATGTATTAGATACAATGAATAATGAAGATATATTAATTTATGCTGACGCAGGATGTCATTTAAATAATAATGGTATAAATAGATTACATGAATATTTATCATATTTAACTAATGATAAGCCATTATTGCGATTTCAAATGGGTGCTATTGAATATAAATATACAAGTTCATCAATATTCAAATATTTTAATATAGCAAATGATGATAATATTACAACATCGGGTCAATATATGGCAACTTCATTTATTATTTTAAAAAATGAAATTAGTATGAAAATAATAAATGAATGGTATAATGTTGCTATAGAAAAACCATTATTATTCACAGATTTTTATAATAATATTGAAAAACATAATGAGTTTTGTGATAATAGACACGACCAAAGTATATTTAGTGTTATAACTAAAATATATATAGATAATGTATATACTTTACAAGATGAAACTTATCCATACAATCAAATATACCCGATATGTGCTAGTAGAATACGAGGTTAATATTTTATTTTTTTTTAAATTAATTATATAAATGAAGATTTGTATTAATTATTTTGGACAACCAAGAAAATTAGAAGTTATGGATGCTACTTTTAATACATTTTTAAATGATGATGAAAATGAGATTCATATATTATGGACTACTTGGAAAAGTGAAAATATTGAAGAATTTTTACGAATTTTTCCAAATTCATATATTAATCAGATTGATGAACCTGATATGAATGAATACAAAAATATTCTATATAACTATACATTAGACCATACAAATAGCAGGAAAAATATAATACATTATATTAAAGGATTATATGTAAAATATAAGGCATCTGAGACTATCGCAAATTATGAACAATATAATAAATTAAAGTTTGATATTGTAATAACCACAAGAACAGAAACATATATTAACTGCGCGGGTAAATTAAATAAGTATTATCAACAAATTATTAATAATGATAGTAATAGTGTATATGTTGCGTCTCATCCAACATTTGATATATATAACAATGGATCATATCCCGATGTTATGTTAATCTCTTCTTCAGATACAATGAAGAAGGCACTTACACAAATAAATGTAATTGATAAATGTAATGTAAATGGAACTAATTGGTTTCACCCTGAAACAGCATCATATAAATCACTTATTATATTGGGAATAAATATAATTCAATTAGATTTTTCAGCATTTTCACAATTACTTCAAATATATACATTATCAAATACGGGACCTTACAAATTTAATGGATTACATTATTAAAAAAATATAAAGTGCTATTATTTTTTATTATAATAATAAATATATAATACTTTAATTATAAATATAAATACTATTATTATACTTATAATTAAATGTCTATTCATTTAGTAGAATCTAACACAAATATACAAGGAACTTCATTAACTAATGAACCTATATATTTATTTCAACAATTTTTTATTCATAAAAGTAATGAGAGATATAATGAAATTAAACAATCTCTACGTCGTAATGTTCAATTGGGACTATTCAACAAAATATATCTATTAAATGAACGTATATATACTAATGACGAATTAGGTCTTACTGATAAAGAATTGAAATTAGTTAAACAGATAAATATAGGAACACGTATGATGTATTCAGACGTTTTTAAACAGTTTAGAGGTCTTGGTTTAAATGGATATATAGTTATAGCAAATTCAGATATATTTTTTGATAAAACTATAGAAAATCTTAATAAATCTTGTTTATCAACTACTAAATCATTTATGGCTCAATTGCGATATGAATATGATAGTAATGAAAAATTATTGATGAGACAAAAAATATTTGGACCTCGTCCTGACTCACAAGATGTATGGATATTACATTCTAATTATATTCCAAATAAAAAACAATTTCATATATTTGATATACTTTTAGGTAAGCCAGGATGTGATAATAAAATATGTTATTTATTCTACATATTAGGTTATAAATTATATAATGAACCATCATTTGTTAGAACATATCATTATCATAAAACACAAACACGTGATTATACTGCTGAAGATGTTATAGATAAACCGTTTTTATATTTATTTCCAAAAATATCACCTTATACCAATATTGAAAAATATATTAATGACCATATGAATGAACATTTTATGATATCAGTTAAAGGTAGTAATTATTTTATAAAGAATATTAAATCGCGAATATTACATAATCATTCTTCTAATAAATATTTAGGTGAATTCATTAAAAATAAATTAGACAAAAATGAACATTTTATAGTGCCACGTGTAGCGGGTGTTGAACATATGTTAGCTATGACAGCGAATAAATATTTAACTGATAGTAATTTTGATAAAATGAAAGAAGACCCAATTATTGGATTATTAGATAACATGCATAATAATGCGGGAATTAATATCAAAACTGAACATGACCTAATAGTATATAGTCAAACTTATTTAGAAGCTTTTAAAAATAGTGAATTATATTCAGTATGGGAACATTTTTCAAATGTTTATGAAACATATAATGGGGTATTTGCTGGATTACAAGATAAATTAACTAAGTTGTATTTAAGAGATAAATATTTATCATCATTCTGTTTTGATATATTTCATCATATATATGATAATCCGTGGACACATTATTTAAAAGGCAAAAGAGTATTAATAGTAAGTAATTTTATGGATACTATAAAGAAACAAATGAACCATATCAATGATATATATGGGATCAATTTATTTCCTGAATGTACATTCATATATGTTAGACCACCTCAAACTGCTTGTGGTAATGGTAGTGATGAACCCTGGTTATATCCATTCAAAAAATTATGTGATGATATATATGATATTCGGGACCAATTTGATATAGCTTTATGTAGTTGTGGTGGTTATGGAAATCCTTTATTAAACTTCATATATAATTTAGGTAAAAGTGCTATTTATGTAGGAGGTGTATTACAAATGTATTTTGGTATTATAGGCAGTAGATGGGAAAATGAGAGAGTAGATGTATTAAAAGCATTCAAAAATGACCATTGGAGAAGACCATTATTAAGTGAAATACCGGTAAATAAAGAAAGAGTAGAAGGAGGATGTTATTGGTAACTATATAATATAAAATTTATATATCATATATAAATGAAAGTATGTATTAATTATTTTGGACAGCCAAGAAAATTAGAAGTAATGAATATAACATATGATACTTTTTTAAAAGATGATAAAAATGACATACATATATTATGGACTACTTGGAAGAGTGAAAATATAAATGAGTTTATGACAATATTTCCAAATGCGTATATAAATCAGATAGATGAACCAAATATGGATAATTATAGTCATATTACTACAAAATATCGTATGGACCCTGGTAGTCCAAATAAAACAATTGACCATTATATAAAGGGGTTATATGTAAAATATAAATCATCTGACACTATATCTAATTATGAATATAACAATAATATAAACTTTGATATTATTATAACTACACGAATAGATACATATATTAATTCTTCAGGTAAATTTAATAAGTATTATGATGATATTATAAATAAAAATAGTGTATTTGTAGGTTCTGGACCGAAGTTTAATGTATATAATAATGGAGCATATCCAGATGTTATATCAATAGCGAAACCTGATATTATGAAAAAGTCATTAAATCAAATAAGTATTATAGATAAATGTAATGTAAATAATACTAATTGGTTTCATCCGGAAACTTCATTTTATAAATCATTTATAGCACAAAATATTAATGTAGTTGAATTAGACTTTTTGGCATTTCCTCAATTATGGGGTGTTAATTTACTCAACAATGGTCCATATAAATACAATGGTCAATACTATTAAATATTAAACATAAGTTATATGATAATAATTATAATGTTTACAGAAAAAGATATAAAAGACATTTTTTTAAATAAAGTTAAATTACCATCTACGTATTTTAAAAAATATGAAAATTTACCACAATGCCCTATAAAATCATGGAACTATGATTGGAGTAATCATGACTTTCCACGTAATTGGTGTGTTCTTGATTTTATTGAGTGGACTAATAAATATAACTTAAAAAATATAGAACATTTAGGTTATACTTATGAAGCAGATCCAGAATTAGAGTTTATAAATTCTAATAAAAAAACATTATTAGAATATCCTAAATATGATTTACATAAATTACCAGATAATTTAAATGATATATTTGATTTTTTTATATTTAATCAAACATTAGAACATTTATATGATCCATTTGAAGCAGTTAGACAAATTTATAAAATTATTAAATCAGGTGGCTATGTGTTTACATCAGTTCCTACATTAAATATACCGCATATGACACCTATACATTTTAATGGATTTACACCGATGGGTCTCGCTATGTTATTTAAAAAGGTCGGTTTTGAAATTATTGAAATAGGTCAATGGGGTAATTTTGAATATATAGTAAAATTATGGAAGTCTCATTATTGGCCTGGATATAAAGATTTGAATAAAAATAATATAATAACTAATGAAGAAAATAATGTATGTCAATGTTGGATTTTAGCGAAAAAAATATAAATTATATATATTATGAAACTATTTGTGATAAAAGATGGTATTGAAATTAATTATAATAAAAATGAAAAATTTATTGAAACTGTTTTTGGATTAGATGATAATAATAAATTAATTCAAAAAGCTATATTTCCCACTGAAATATATTTTGACAATATTAAATTTTATAAATTTATAGATAATGCTTTAGAACATAATAATATAGAACAAATAGACCATGGATTTTTATTATATTCATTCGCATACCAAATATCATATGGTCATTTTATGACTCAAACTATACCTAAATTATATGATTATTTAAATAATTATAAAAATTTTAAATTACTCATACCAGAAAATCATTATAATAATTTATATAAGGATATTATCAATATTCTTAATATTGATAATAATAATGTATATATACTAAAATCATATACTATATATAATATATTAAACTATACCACTGGTAAATTTTATGAAGTATTATCAAATATTAATGAATATAATTGGATATATACACAATTAAGAAATGGTTTAATGATAAAAAAACCAGAATATCGGCGCTATGTTTATTTAAAAAAAGACGGTATGGCAAATAATAATTATAATAATAACGAAACCGGTATTATACGCAAAATATTAAATGAAGATGAACTAATAGATAAATTGAAAACATATAATTTTGAAATTATTACATTAGGTGATAAACTATTAAAAGAGAAAGCTAAGCTATTAGAAGACATAGATATTCTTATTACTCAAAATGGAGCTAATTGTATGAATTTCATATTTTCAAATGGTCCTAAAAATATAATAATATTATCTAATAACACTCCAATTGGTGTTGATTTCTATTTAAATTACTGTGAAATATTGAATAATACAAAAATAAATCATTTATTGTTAACTTATCCATCCGACCCTAAATATAATGATATTACTAATAGATGGAATAATGCATTTACTGTAAATATTCAACAAATTGAAAATATTATAAATTCTTTAAAAAAAAATAAAAATTAGTTTATATACTCATTAGTTTATATAAAATAATCAATAGCTGTTTATACTTTACTTATTATATAATTATACATACCATCTAAAGTAAAATATTTTTTAATTTTTTCATATTCATCCCACATTTTATAATATTTATCTTCATCAATAGATTGTAATATATTAGGTAAATCATTAATATCTTTTATATTTATACTTATACAAAATTTAGTATAATCTATAATTTCCTTGTATGGTAACCATTCAATATCATCCCACACATAAATAGGTATAACACCCAATTTAAATAACTCATAGAATCGGAAGCTATTTTTACCATATCCACGTGGTGCTAATCCAAATTTAGATTTGTTGCTTATATGTATGTAATTATCTTGTTTATTAATATCAACTATAGGTGTCCAACTATCAGTAATACTTAACACAAATTGATTATTAGTTTTAAATGTATTAATCATATTACCACGTACTTTAATATGAGTATTTGTTCCAACAAAACTACATAAAATATTTTTATCATTAAATTTATTATTAATTTTTTTACTTTCAAGTAAATTATTATTGTCCTCATATATTAATGGTATTGGAATATTTCCAGAACATGCTCCAAATATAGTCGTATTATCTGGTAACTTTAGTTGAGGACCATCATCATATTGGACTACTGTAAAATATCCTTCATCGCAAGGATTATTAACTATCCATTCATCTAATTGTTTTTGTAAATAAAATTTATATTTTTCAAACCACGGTTCTAATTGAAAATTAGTCCATGGTAATGGAATATATTTTCTATTAGTTTTTGGATTTTCTTTAAAATATCTTTGTATGAAATATTCTTCTAAATATAATCCATTTTTAAAAGGTGGATAAATATCTTTATTTTTACAATAAAATAGTTCTGTTGGTTGTAACATATAATAATATAAAGTATATTAGTTTTATATTATTATAGTTATGAAAGTTTATTATTTAGAAGGTAGAGGTGGTTGCTGGATATATCATTTCATCGTATACAATTTAGGCGGTTTATATAATATTATAAATAAAATCAATCCTAGAAATAAAGATAGTACAAAATTATTAGGATTTAATAATATATATTATGATGATGATGATGATATTCAATATCCAATTCCTATTATTATTGATGGTCTTACAAATGGTAGAGGTGAATTAAATGAATGGCAGATAGATATATGTAAATATTTAAATACAAAAATAAAATTAATTAAATTAGATGAATTAAAACCTAATGATAAAATTATAAGCATATATGGGACTACTCTTAATCAAAATATAGCATGTGACAATCCACAAATATATTTTCCGTTTCTCCGTAATTTACTACTTGAGAATATAGATAATGATAATATTGAACAGTATAAAGGTAAACGGTTTTTTTTAACAAGAAAGTATACAAGACAATTTCACAATGGAACATTAAAAAAATATATATTAAATGAGGATGATCTTATGATAGTTTTAGAAAAATATAACTTTGAATACATAATTTTAGAAAATCTTAATATACAAAATAAAATAAAATTATTTAATAATGCTGATGTTATTTTATCAAGTAATATTGGAGGCTTTGTATTTAGTTTAGTCGCAAATAATAATACAAAAATTATAGAAATTGTTAATAAATCAGATGGTATATTACCTATACATTATAAACTAATATGTGATACACTAGGTATATCATATTATAGATATTCAAATATTTATGAAGACCATTATGGTAATTTTAATATTAATACTAATGATTTTGAAAAATATATTCATTCTATATTGTAATAATATATTATACATATATATCCAAAAATTAATATAAATATAATGTTTATATAATATTTATAGTAATGTTTTCGTTGTGTATACCAACTATTGACCGTTATCATAATTTCCTAAAAAATAATATTCCAAAATATATTTCTAATGATTTAATTGAAGAAATTATTATAACTGATGAAAATGGTAATGATATTCAACACATAAAAGAAAATTTTAATAGTAATAAACTCAAATTATACTTGAATGATTCTATATTAGGTCCATTATATAATAAATTAAAAGCTTGTAGTCTTGCTAAAAATGAATGGATCGCATTAATAGATTCTGATAATTTTGCGGATATTGATTATTTTCAAAAAGCGAAAGAATATATTGACTCTAATAATTTAACAAAAAATACAATTGTATCTCCATCACTGGGTAAACCAAATAATATTTATACAATGTTTAATAATCAAATTATTTCATTAGATTTTTTTCGTAAAGTTAAACCATATTTATTTAATTATATACAATTTAATAATGTACCTACTAAAAATAAATTACAATTATATATAATATGTTTAATGAATACAGGTAATTATATTATTAATAAGTATTTAATAGATAATATAAAAATAGATAGTGGTGATATATTAAGTATTAATAAACATCCATGGGATGTCATATATCTAAATACTTTATTATATGAACAATTTAATATTAAATTTCATGTAGTTAAAGATATGACATATATTCATACAGAACATCCGGATTCATTATTTATTACAACTCATCAAAAGTATAGTAATATTAATGAAATTGTTCATAATAGATTTTATAAATTATTTGATTGAATAATTTCTTCTACAGTTTTATAATTTATTAATAAATTATTCGCGGATACTCTATAATATACACCAGATGGTTTATTATCTAATATTTTAATATCATTTATTGGTTTATGATTCATTATATTACACATTTTATTAGCTAGTTCTTTAAAACTAGTAGGAATTGATGTTCCTATATTGTAGACATTTTTATTCGCAACATACATCATATTCATAACAAAACACACAATATCATCAATATGAACAAAATCACGCACACTATCACTCCATATGGTTATAGGATCTTCTTTATTAATTACTCTTTCTAATATACTAGGATAAGGATATGATAAGTCTTGATCATTACCATAACCTGAAAATGGACGAAAACAAATTATATCCAAATTATATTTCTTTCTACATAAATATGCTAAAAATTCGCCTGTTAGTTTAGCCCATCCATATGTCATATCAGGAATACCTATATTATCATTTTCAAAATCTAATAAGTCTTCCGATAATTTTCTACAATTATCAAAAGTTTGATATTTTATAGGATATGCCGCACTTGAACTGAAATAAATTATTTTTAAAGGATTAGTTTTGCGACACCAATCAAAAAATTTCATATCAATATCTATATTTTCACCTACCTTAAATAGTTCATTTTCTATGCTTTCACGTCCTTCTACAGTTGCAGCTAAGTGTATTACAATATCATATTGTTCTTCATTATATTTAAAAAAATTACGACAATCATCATTTATAATTTTTGTTTTTTTAATAGTATCATTTATATGACTACCTTTTGATATTAAATTATCAACAACAGTTATATTATATTGCGAAGTATTTAATAAATATGATACAAAATGTCGTCCAACAAAACCACATCCACCTGTAATTAAAACATTTTTGTTAAAAAATAATTCTTTTATTTTTTGAATAAAATTATTTGATATATGCTTATATGTACCATATTTTTTAATCCATTCATATCCGTCCTGTTGTTTTTTTTTCCTTTCTTCTGGATTATTTTTATAATACTTTATAATATCACTTATTTCACTAAAACTATCTATTTTTTTTACAATACCATTCGTCAATTTTTCAGCTGCTAGACTATCAGTTATAACAATACAACCATATGCCATAGCCTCAAATACTCTCTCTACAACTACATTATTAAATACATTATTTTTATGATGAAAACCCAATGATACAATACTACTTCTATATATATTTATACGTTCATCCTCATCCAAAAAACGTCCACCATTATGATTATAATCATATACAAAACTATTAGGTATTAACTTTGTTATATTAGTATAATATGAATTTCCAATAAAACAACAATCATATACATCATCTAAACGTATATTTTTTTGTAATTCATTTGGATTTATTGATGTAGCGAAAGTTAGTGGCACATAATTATTTATATTCTGTTGTAGTTCCCAACATTTTAAATGTTCTTCTAATATTGGTTTTTCATGAAAATGTTCACCTGTTATTATAAAATTTTTTAATTTTATTTTATCATACCATCTATGATGAAACCATAATATAAATATACTATTTTCATATTTATCTCTTAATTCATTAAGTTTATCAATATTTTGATGATGGTCTGCCATTACAAAAATATTAAATTTAGCATCATTAATATTATCAAACGATGTTATCGTTTCTGTATAATAACCATTCTGTTTAAATCCTTTAACAAATTTTGATATTGTAAAAAAATGAGTTCCTGGTGTAGGAAATACATGTGTATTTACTAAATATACTTTAAACATTTCTAATTAAATATATATATATTCTTTAAATTACAATAATACATTATTTTTACTAATTATAAATATGAATATAAATATAATATATTTATAAAATACTATGTTTGTTAATATTATTATTCCATTATATAATGGTATAGAATTTTTAGAAACAGCAATAAATTCCATTAAATCACAAACTTATAAATATTGGACTATTATTGTTGGAATTAATGGATATACTATAGATAGTGATGTTTATAAGAAAGCTAAATCATTTGAATTATTAAAAAATGAATTTGGTAATATTTATATTAATCTTTATGATACTAAAGGTAAAGAGAATACATGTAACCGTATGATAGATGATTGTAACCATGATATTATATGTTTATTAGATGTTGATGATTATTGGGAACCCACTAAACTTGAAAAACAAATAACTATTTGGCAACTAAATAAATATGATGTTATTGGAACCCATTGTAAATATTTTGGTGATATATCTGGTTCTCCATCTATACCATCATGTGAAATAATACCATCAACAATATTTAAATCTAATCCAATAATTAATAGTTCAATTATGATAAAAAAAACAGATGCTCATTGGATTAATAGGTTCTATTTAGATGATTATGATATGTGGCTTAGACTAACATTTGAAGGTAAAAGATTTTATAACATACCTGAAAAACTTACATGGCATAGAATTCATAAATCATCAGCATTCAATAATACAAATAATAATATGTTACCTAAACTCATGATGTATTGGCAATTTAAAATGAATGACCTTAGTACTATTGTTACATGCTATTATAATATAAAATCTAAATTTCAATCATCTCAATATATTGAATGGATGGACAACTTTTTATCATTACCACGTAATATGATAATTTTTACAGATGAACAATCCGCTTCTATTATAAAAAATATGCGTATTAAATATAAATTAGTAGCACGAACTCATATTATAATAAAAAAATTAGAAGATTGGGAAACTTATAAATATTATGACTTTTGGAAATACTGTCATTCAATTGATATTGAACAATCATATCATACACCTGAATTATATATGTTATGGAATGAAAAAACTTATTTTGTAAAACAATCTATAGAACTTAATCCATTTAAATCTTTTTGGTTTTTTTGGACAGATATTGGTTGTATTCGTAATAATTATATACTCAATTTTGTAAAAAATTATCCTAATCCATATAAAATTATTGATTTACCAACTAACAAATTCGTATTAGTAACTATAAATCCATTTATAAATAATGATTTTAAATTAAATGATAATAATATTCCAATTATATTTATGAATCAAGATAATAATAATTGCTGTAAAAGTATAAATAGAATTCAAGGTGGATTTTTTGGAGGTCATATAAACTCTTGGAAAATGTGGATTAATCTATATGATGAATATCTTAATAAGTTTATTAATAATAAAATATTTGCGGGTAAAGACCAATATGTTATGTCATCAATATATATTAATAATATTGATAAAATTAATTTAATTAATGCGAAAAATACATTTGGTGACCCTTGGTTTTACTTTTTACATCATTTCAATTGAGATGAAATTATTTTAGAATTTTTAACCATATCTATATATTTTTGCCATACAGCTGTTTCATTCCATATTTCATTAATTTCTGTATTACAATTAATTACATTTTTACTAAAATGTAGTTCTTTTGATGAGTTTATAAAAATTATATTATTCTTATTATAATTTTTTTTAAATAAATCTAGCAGAAAATATACATGATCTTTTGGATATCTAGATAATGCTATAATCGGTTTATTATCATTCATAATATTAATAAAACGATTTATACGTCTTTCATATTTTTTAATAACTATATCATAATAATCATTCCAATTTGATACTATCTGTTTATTTGTTTCTTCACCGATTACACCTTCACCAATTAATTCTTCATTAGTATTACTAAAATCATTAGGATAATCATGTGGAAATTCAAATCCATAATAATCTATTAAACGTGTTTTATTATGATTATATTTTAAATCTTTATGAAAATTAGCAAAATTATCTTCTATACACATTTTTATAGAACCTATATTAGATACAATCCAATCAAATGGTAATGCGAAGTCTCTTAAGTTTAGATTCCTTAATGCAGCTGCAGGTGAACAATCATATCCGATTGTTATATAATTATATTCCATTTAATAATATAAAAATATTATGTAACTTTAAATGTTTCTTTTATATATTCTGTTAATTTCATATTAGGTGGATATATTATATTTTTATTGATATGATTCATTTTATCATTATGTATAGCACTTATTAATTTCATATCTATTTCTATATTTCCTACTAATTTAAAACAACTATTAGGAAAATATTCATCTACTTTATAAGCACCATAATATATAGGTATACAATTATATATTAAACAATTCATAAATTTTTCTGAAATATAACAATTATGTCTATAATTCTCTACACATATATGATATTTATAATATAAATATGGCTCTTTCTCTTCAAACTTACCTTTAATTCGCGAATCATCTGTATTTAATAGTTCACATCCATAACCATATATATCAACTGGTAAATCAGTTTTTAATATTTTTTCAATCAACTCATACCTATATTTATGTCCTATTGCGTCTCTTTTTTTAGAAAAAATGATAGACATTACTCTATTTTTATTGTTTATGGGTTTTAATAATGGTGTTCCGTGCCACATAAATGAAAAATGTTCTATAAATGGTTCTGGTAAATTATATTTGGTACCTACAAAATATTTTCCAATATATTTTTTAGCATATTCAACAAATATATTAGTTAATCCTAAATACTCAATTGGCTCAAACGCTAAACCGATTACATTATCTTTTGATATATTTAAAGCAGGCATAGCTGTATTCATTATTATAGCATGTGTGAAATCATTATTATTTGTAAATATATATTTAGTTCCATAATCATTATCTAAATCAGTTTGACATAATCTTTTATATACATCAATACATGCGTCTGATGTACAAAAACTTGAAAAGAATTTTATTTTAATCATATTGATATTATCAATCTAATATTATTTAAATCAATATCATACCATCATCTATTATATTCAGACCATCTTTATTTTTTTCTTTATCTACAAACCAATTACTGGTTAAACATACTATCTTATCTTTATTAATATTCATATAAGCACTCCACCAACTGAATGATGAATTAGATATTATATTGTGATTACATTTAGCCATTAAATACATATCAATTACATCTTTTGGTAATTGGTTACTATTTTCATCTACATATATACATGAAATATTTAATTTTGAAAAATTGTTACGACACCAATCTAAATCATCAGAAAATATTAAAAATATTAAATCATGTCCTACTTTATTATGAATAATCTCTATTGCTTTTATAAAATATGACATATCTTGAACTGGATGAAAATGTTGTAATTTTAAATAATCACCACGTCTTACATGAATTGATACAGATATTTTAGTGACTTGATTATTTGATACTAATTTATTATATATATCATCTATAATTCTATTATGATTATCATTCAATTTAAATAAATCTAATATTCTTGCTTTATATATATTAAAAAATTGTGGATTTTGAAAATATCCATCCATTTTATATGACTTATTATGTGACAATATGATTGGTTTAAAATAACTATCAGGAAATCCAAATTGTAAGAATTGGATCTTACTATATTCACGAGTACTCAAACTATCAACTTTCTTTAATACATTATTCCAGTATACAGGCCGTGGATTAAATACAGAAGGTGATTCATTTATTTTTTCAAATATTGGATTTAAATTATTCATCCAAGCTATAGCACAAGTAGCTGCTATTTGAAACATTTGATTACCTAAACCACCTTTTAGATTACAAGATAAATAATATTTTTCCTTAAATTGAATAGTTTTATCATATCTCAAATATTCAACTGTCTTACCTTCAATATCACTATATGATTCACGTTGATAACCTAATGATGGATTAAATACATACCAATTACTTAATGGTTGTAAATTAATCCAATATGCGTCTAATGTGTAATGTTCCTTATTTGTTTCTTTCATCAATTTCATTAAACCTTCTCTATAATTTTTTAATAATGTATCATAGAAATTACTATTTACTATATATCCAGCTGTTGTTGATACAGCTATGGCTTTGTATAAATATGTATCATTTATATTATTCATATCTTGACGAGCGCCTCTAGATAAACTGACTATTTGCCAGCCATTGTCAACTTTTTTGAAATCATTATACAAATAGTTTATTGAATCATTAATATATTTATCATCATCTATAAAGTTGAAATCATCTTCTAATACCATTACATTATTCCATTTATTTTCAATCGCCATCTGTATCACTTTTATGTGACTCAATGTACAACCTATTGCTCCATTTTGATTTCGTACAGCCGATAATCTAACAAACTTATTAGATGGAATATGTAGTCTTTTAAATTCATTCAATATTTGTACATTTCTATCTATACGATTGTCTAAATTAATATATACTATTTTTTCTATATTATTTAACCAATTATTCATCAGTATAAATTATCATAGTAAATCTAATTTTAGATACTTAAATACTTTTTTTTAATAAGATTACAAAATGGATATTATAACTGGTGAAAAAATACAAGAGTTATGTGATATATTCGTATTACCTAACTATAAAATACAAACTCGTGATATTACACGAGTATTTTTATTAAATAGATTAAATTATTGGATAGATAATCCTAAAATAGTTTTCACATTTACAGATACGTTTGAGAAATCATTCGCTGAATTAGTTATACGATTACAACTTTTAAAAAATAAGTTCGTATTAGTTGTAAATCAATCTGATTATAAAATAGATGAACGATATGTATCTATTTTTGATAAAGTTCCTAATTTACTTCATATTTATGCAACTAATATTAATATCATACATAACAAGATTACTCCTATACCATTAGGTATTGCTAATAGTAATTGGAACCATGGTGATTTATCAATAATCAATAAATATATACAAAAATTAGAAAATATTAATAAAGATAAACTTATATATTTCTATTTTTCCATAGATACAGCAAGAATAATTAGAACTGAATGTTATAATAAAATTTCTAAAAAAGGTATTCCATTTTTAAATAATACAGACTATGATACATATATTGATACACTTTCACAATATAAATTTGCTATATCACCAGAAGGTAATGGAATAGATTGCCACCGATTTTGGGAAGCTTTATATGTAAAAACAATACCTATATGTTTACCAAATATAATAGTAAATTATTATGCTAAATATTTTCCAGTAGTAATTTTAAATGATTGGGATGAATTAGATATATCTAAATTAGAGGATATATATAATAATGTGGATTGGTCAAATTATGATAAATTAAATATGAAATATATTAAAAATATGATAGAACAAGAAACCAATATTTTATAAATATTTTAATATTGAATAATTTTTTATATATAGATATATTATTTCACTAATATATTAATGTGGAATCAAAGTGATTTAAACGGATTTATTAATAGTAGTCGCCAAAATATAGGCCAGATTAATTTATCAGATTCATTTGGTAAAAAATTATCTGAAATTTCTAAAAATAAAGATTATACTACATTTTTAGAAATAGGAACATGGAATGGTCTTGGTTCTACAGTATGTATATATGATGGTCTAAAAAATAGAGAAGATAATTGGATTTTTTATAGTCTTGAAGTTAATACTGACAAACTATCTTTCGCAAAAAATTATCATAAAAATACAAAAATAATTTTTTCAAATGATACTATTTTATCTAAAATACCATCATATGATGAAATAAAAACTATATTAAATGAAAATATAGTGAATGAATGGTTTAATAATGATTACGAAAATATGAAAACATCTAAATATTTTTTTGATAATCATAATATAAATTCATTTGATATGGTCTTATTAGATGGAGGAGAATATTATACATACTTTGAATATTTAGTAATTAAGGATAAAACAAAAATATTATGTTTAGATGATATTAATACAATTAAGTGTGCTAAAATATATAATGAGTTGATTAATGACAATAATTGGTATATATTAAATGAAAATAAATACGAACGTAATGGATGGGCTATATTTAAAAAAATATAGAATATTTTTCATATTAAAATTTAAATATTTTAATTAGATTAAATGAGTTCAATATGTAATATACCTGTATCAATTGGTGAATTATGGGATAAATATACAATATTATTAATAAAAAAAGATAATATAATAGCTAATGAAAAATTAATACATATTAATAATGAATTGGAACAATTAAAACTATTAATTTTAGAATATCCAATAAATGATACTATAACAAACGAACTATTATTATGTAATAAGAAACTATGGGATATTGAAGATAAAATACGAATTAAAGAATATAAAAAAGAGTTTGATAATGAATTTATAGAATTGGCAAGAGCCGTTTATTTTACAAACGATGAAAGAGCATCTATAAAAAAACAAATATCAATTTTATACAATTCAAATATAATGGAAGTTAAAAGTTATGTAAATTATAATTAATAAATTTTATAAATTAGTATTATGTACCTGATCTCTTAATATAATTCTTATAATATTAGCATTTAATCTATTTAATTTTTTTAATGGTAATATAATACCTATAAAACAAGAATCAATCATATATATTTCTTTACTATTTATTATAGTATCTAAGTAATATATTATAGGTTTACCTATAATATTGTTAAGTAATTCATATTTAAAAGTATTATTATTAACATATAAGTTTTCATCATTACATACTAATAATGTGTTAGTATCATTAAGATATTTATTGACTATATTTGATATATTTAATTTTTTATTATCACTAGATTTACTTTGTATAAATATTATATTATAATCTTTTATAGAATTATATATTTTTTTAGACATTTCTGTATAAGGTAAATACCAATATTTAAAAAATATATCAATATTCAAAAAAATATCATTATAGAATTGTATAATAAAACCATAATTTTCATTATTTATACTATCAAAATTTAATGTATAATCACTTTTTTTATTAAAATTGTTTTTACAATATTCTAAATATTTTTTGTTAGTTATTTTACTTTTTAAATATCTCTTATGTGTACCACATATAAATATATCATTATCAATATTATTATTACTAATAATATTATAACATTCATATGCTTCATTTGTATGATTGAATGGAACACATACTATACGTGGTTCATCTATAAAAAATAATTTAACATTATCATAATATTTATTTTTACATAAAAAATAAATTTTGTCATAATATTCTAATAATAGTCGCAATGCTCCAATTGAAAATAGATTATCACCAAGTCCATTATGAGACAAAAAGTAGGCATTCATTATATATCAAAGTAATTATATAATTATTTTAATATAATATCATATCATTACTATTTTAGCTTTTTTAAATCCATTAAACTTATCGCTCGCGCTTACTACGCTATATGCTCCCATATTACTCCACTTTAATATATTTCCTACTACAGGTTTATCTATAAATATATTATCTATTATCATATCTAAACCATCACATGTATTTCCCCATACAGTAGCCTTTACTAATTCATTAGTTTCATATCTTTTATATACAGTCATTGGATAATGTATTTGATAGTCAAACATTTTTCCACTAAATGAATTATATATTGAATCATTTATATATACGTGATAATGATTATTAATATACTTCACTCTTATTATTTTAGTATATAAATCTATACTATCCGAACTGAAATATCTACCAGGCTCTGCTATCCATTTCATATTTTTCATACAATCATCCGTAATATATGGTTTTATTATATTTGATAAGTTTCTAATATCTTCAATATTTGTCATACCACCACCTATATCAATTAATGAACAATTACCCTTCCAATAAGGTAATATATTTTTTTTTATAATATTTAATGTATTACCAAATGATTCCATATTACTACATCCAGAACCTACATGAAATGATAAGCCATATATATTATTACATCTAGATATTACTTTAATTGTATCAACTATAGACGCACCAAACTTACTATTGAACTTAACTAATGAATTATCTTCATATGATTTTATTCTCCATATTATTTTGATACCTTTATCAATTCTATTTATATAATTTACACTTTCTATATCATCACATACTATATATGGCACACGAAATTTTACAGCAATATTAATATCATCTATTGAACTACATGGATTAGCTAATATAGTCCTATTTAGTGGGTATTTTAATGACATAAGTTGATATAATTCTCCTTTACTAGCTATATCAAAATGAAAATTATATCTTATTAGTTCATTTATCATATACTTACTATTCAATGATTTTATAGCATAATAAGGTGTAATATTTGGTAAATATTTTTTCCAATAAAACACTTTATTAGATACATTATTTTTATTAAATATTCCAACTGACTCATAACTTTTCCTTATTAATCTTAATAAGTCACTATTTTTCATTAAATAATGTCTTTTCTAATTTTCTATTATATTATTTTTTATATCAATATATGTGATACAAATAATAATACATATAATATCGGATAAATTATTAAACTGACGCCATATTTTTTAAATGAAAAACCTAATATTTGTCCTATTGTATTCATTACTATGTCTTGCCACCGTCCATACCACCATTCGTCTACATTTGTATCAGGATTTAAATGACACTTATACATATATACTATATTTGTGCGTAGAATATGTTCTGTAATTTCCCATAATATACCAATTATAGATATTGATAACCAATATTGTGGATATAGTTGTGTTAATAACGCATAAAATATAACATGTGATAAACCCCATCCATCTAGATAATTCTTATATTTTTCATTGAATAATGTCTTCATTAATGGATCATCTATATTTAAGTAACACCTACGTACTGTACCATATATTAATATTAAAATTGCTACTACTGAAACTATCAACATCAATTTATAAAAACTTATTATATTTTCCATATATGATATCTTATTATAATATTATAATAAGGTATCTTCTCTGTGCTACAAGAAACACCTCACTCCCCCAATTAGAAGCCTCTTGGTTCAAGTCTTGCTAATAGCTTGTATCAATAATTGACACAATACCTTTTTCGTATATCAAATCCGGATGAGGCACCCTATATACTTTCGTATATATGATATACAAGCACCTACTATTCATTTATACTATTTTATCTCGTTTTAAACGCATTATTATAATATATTATCAACATAATGAATAGTCCAAGTAAAGATGATGATATACTTAAATTTGTATTTAAAAAGTGTCAAGAACCTGATATAGATGGGAAAAATAAAGTTATTTATCTCTTTCTTAAATACTATATTAATGCTCTTTGTAAAACTTATAGTTCTACTAAAAATATTATATATTCTATTGAATGTGCTGACCTAACTACACATATATTCAATATTATTTATAATTATACTCATCATATCCGTGTTAGTATATTTATGATGGAAAGAACTATTTTCTTATTTAATAGCTGTATAAATATAACTAATTCAACTGAAATGGATATTCCATTCATTAAAACTAGTATTATTCATAAAACTATCGGTAGTATCAATATTAACCATAAATTACATAACAAAAAATATGAAATATATACAGATATACATGCTATTCACATAATAGCACTATTTTTAAAAGATATATTTATTAAATTGACAAAAATTATTTATAATAATAATCCTAATAATTCTCTTATTAATTCTATCAATTCTCAAGAACTTATACCATCCATTGATAATATTACAAATGACCAAGATAATATTAATAGTGAACAAGAACCTTTACAATATCATTTAGAATATACTATGTTATTATTGCATTCAATATTATATCGTATTGTAATTGAAGGCTTTGAAAATTGGTTAGAAATTATATTAGATAATTTTGTTGATTTCAATCTAGACGATATTTATGAATATCCTAAACAAGTTAATATTATTCGTATCCGTCTGGAACTATTTTTATATTCTCAAAAACTATATAATGATTTTATTAAAGCTAAACACATATCTACTGCTCTACTTGACGAATATATTGATACTTTAGATAATGATGATAATCTTAATGAATATATGGATTATACTCAATCTATACGAAATCACTATCATTTCAAAGCTTTAAAAGATAAATTGAGCTCATATAATAAATAAGGTTATTATAATAACTTTAATTCTGTATATATAAAAAGTCATTCAAATATGCCTGGAGGCGTTATACAACTCATTTCAACGGGTAATCATGATATATATATTACAGGATGTCCTCAAATAACATTTTTTAAAAAAGTTTACAAAAAACATACACATTTCGCAATGGAAGCAATTGAACAAGAATTTAATGGTAATACCCTTTTTGGTTCATATATTTCTGCTACTTTATGTAGAGATGCAGATTTACTATCTAAATTATTACTTGAAATGAAATTTTCAGTTGAACCTATTACACCATTAGCATCAATGACATCCGTAAATGGATATATTACTCTTAGTAATGGAACATATTATGGAACTTTTAGTTTATATGAAAGTCTTGGTATAAAATATTTAGGTTTTAATAATTCTACATTAGGAACAATATATATAGGTAATTCTGTTCCTCCTAATATAACAGTAACTCAAGCGACTAATATTATAAATGCTATTATAACTAATCCACCTGCAACATTTACTTTAAACTATATTACTAATCAGATACCTCGTATTGCTACACGTATTATTGATTATATTGAGCTGACAATCGGTGGACAAATGATTGACCGCTTATATGGTGAATGGATTGATATATGGTTACAATTATCATCATCATACGAACAGTGGACATTATTAGAAAATATGATATATGGAGATAATCCATTATTTAATAACACATCTGTAACTTATCTTCCGATACCTTTTTGGTTTTCTAAAAATTATGGTTTAGCATTACCAATGATATCATTACAATATCATGAAGTAAAATGCAATATACAATTTAAAAATGAATTTAGTGGAATTGCCAAGTTATACGGAAATAATCCTTTAAATAATGCTTACTCAAGTAATGATCCCCTTACTCCATTAATGACAAAAACAGGAGATGTTTCTAATATTATACTGGATATTCCATTAAAAATTAATATTACAGATAGTCGTCTATTCGGTGATTATATCTTTTTAGATACAGATGAAAGAAGACTATTTGCTGGATTGAAACAAGAGTATCTCATAGAACAGACCCAATATTCAAATAAATTAGCATTAAGTTCAGGCATTAATATTAATGAACTTCATTTTAATCATCCTGTAAAAGAATTATTATGGTTTTATCAATTACCTTCAAATGATAATACATTCAATTATTGGGATAATTCAGGTAATGATATAATGAAGTCATGTAAAATTGAATTTAATGGTATTGAACGCTTTAAAACTAAAAATAACCACTATTTCCGCCTATTACAACCATATTATCATCATTCTGGTGCATATTTACAAGATGTATCCGGTGAATTAGGTGGTTTCTATACATACTCTTTCGGTCTTCATCCAGAACAATATCAACCAACAGGTACTTGTAATTTTAGTCGTATTAATAATGCTATAATGTATAGTAATGTTACACAAATTTGTAATATGTCTGTATATGCAACTAATTATAATGTATTAAGAGTAATGAATGGAATGGCTGGGTTAGGCTATGGAAATTAAATTATTATATATATTATATTATGAGCTCCATTTCGCTATTATTAACTAACAATATTAATAATATTGACCTTATTGATTATTTTGTTAATAATGTTACTATGCCTATGCCTGTATTTCCAGGCCAACAAATAGATAGAACATTATTACTTTATAAGGATAATCAATTTGACAAATGTAAGGGCGTTGTTGTTCGTGATGGAACAACATATACTAAAGAAGAAACACGCGACTATACATCTGCTCTTGTAACTGACCAAACATTTATTGATAATTTAACCTATTTTATTAATATGTTTTCTGTTTACATTGATTTAACTAATGTAAATATTGATGGTACAAATTATGTATGTAATTCGTATATTTCATTATCTGGTAAGAAGTACTATATTTTAGGAATACAACCAATGACACAATAAATTTATTTATTTTATTTATAATTTAATAATATAATGGATACTATATTATTAACTAATAACAATAATAATATTAATTTCATAGAATATTTTCTTGATAGTTTAACTACATTACAAATATTAACTAATTCATATACTATCAATAGAACATTACAATTATCAGTTATTGATAATATTGAAAGTTGTCATGGAATAGTTAAATTGAGTAATGTTCATATTAATCATACTCCCGTATTTGAAAAAGTAGAAAATATAGAATTTATATCAGCTATTATTAAAGATCAAACATTCATAAATAATTTATTATTATTTCAAAATGATTATAGTAATACTATATTAGATACGGAAGTAATAATAAATAATGATAGATATCATTGTAACAAATATATAGAAATTGCTGATAAGAAATATTATATTCTAAACCAAATATAAATTAAAAATATTTTTATATAAGTGAATATATATAAAATGATTTCAACTATTAACCGAAATATTGATGAAGATAATTATCTATCATCGCTTCAATATATACTTAATAATGGCGAATTACGGGAAACACGAAATTCAAAAACATTATCCGTATTTAACCAAAATTTAACCTTCAATATTCATAATCAATTTCCACTATTAACAACTAAACGTGTATATTGGAAAGGTGTCTTAGAAGAATTATTATGGTTTATTAAAGCTGATACAAATGCCTTTAATCTAGCAAATAATGGAGTACATATATGGGATGCTAATTCTACACGTGAATATTTAGATACACGACATCTTAACGAATATGAAGTAGGTGAATGTGGACCCATATATGGATATCAATGGCGTCATTTTAATGCTCAATATATTAAACAAAAAGATAGAGATAATAAATTGACATTAGAAAATAAGGGTGTTGATCAACTACAATATATTATAGATACAATAAAAACTGAACCTACATCTAGAAGGCTATTTATGTCTGCTTGGAATCCTACACAATTAGACGAAATGTGCCTTCCGCCATGTCATGTTTCATATCAATTTTATGTATCTCAAAATAAATATTTATCATGTTCTATGACACAACGTTCGGGTGATATGTTTTTAGGAGTACCATTTAATATAGCATCAACTTCTTTATTAACCTATATGATAGCATATATTACTAATTTAGAACCATATAAGGTTCATATTAATATAGGTGATGCTCATATATATCATGACCATATAGATGCAGTCAACGAACAGTTAAATAGATCACCATATGATATGCCTAAATTAGAAATTATAAAAAGAGATGATATAAAAAAAATTGAAGATTTTACAAATACTGATTTTATTATAAAAGACTATAATTGTCATCCAACTATAAAGGCTAAGATGATTGCTTAATTGATATAAAGACACTTTGTATTTTTTATATATAATATGAACCACTTATCACTATTAGATATAAAATATTTAGAAGTTTATAAAAGTCCATTTATAAAAAAACGTATTGGTAATACAGGTGATGGTTCATATATTATATGTGATATACCGGACCCAAAGTATGACGCATTTATATCAGGGGGAATAGATAAAAATATAGAGTTTGAATTAGAATTTTTAAAAATATATGATGATATTGATATATGTTATGCTTATGATGGAACTATTGATGATATTCCTTATAGTGATAAACCGACATTTAATAAAATAAAATTTATTAAGAAGAATATTGGTAGTGAAAATAATGATAAAATATCTAATTTAACTGAAGTATTTGAAAATTATAATAATATATTTATGAAACTTGATATAGAAGGTGGTGAATTTCCATTATTTAATACAATAAGTGACGATAATTTAAAAAAAATTAAACAACTAGTAATTGAAATACATGGCGCTCATCATTCCATTAATAATTGGAATATTTTAAAACAATTAAATAAATATCACAAAATTGTTCATTTTCATCCTAATAATTGTTGTGGAATATTAAAAATAAATAATATAAATGTTCCACACGTTTTTGAATGTACATTTGTTCGTAATGATTATAATATATCTATTCCAAATAATGAATTAATACCAACACCCTTAGATAAAAAAAATGTATCATATCATCCAGACATTTTTTTATATGGATATCCATATACTTCAAAATAATTAGATATATTAATTATTTAATCACTCTCACTCTCATTCTCATCATTATCCTCATTTACTAAATCTAATTTTACTTTATCTGTTATTATTCTATTGAATTGACAATAACCATTTTTTTCTTTTATATAATTGTTCACTATACTAACATAATTATTGAATAATTCTTGGGCACTATCACTATCATAACATAATGTTCTCAACTCATACAAAGGTGCCGCTAAATAATGAACTGATAATTGTTTATTAATATCATTCATACTTCTTTTTAATACGTCCTTTATTACGTCAACACCATCTGGATGGAAACAATGTAATTTCATTTCACCACAAAAATTCTGTAATGGAATCATACACAATTTTTCTATATTTACTAATAATTCCTTTTTAATATTATCATTAATATCAACTTTATCTAAAAGACTATTATCCTTATTTATA